AAAGTACAGCCGGGCATCGGGAGGGGCCTCAAAGGCGTCAATCGTCCATTTGCCATGAAACACCTCGGCGGCGCTATGCGAGCGCGGCTCGCCTTCCCAGATATGCCGGTAGGCGTCCATGTCCACCGCGCGGCAATACTCCATCTCCGTCCGCAGCGTTTCCGGTAGCCAGGGATTTTCCGGGAAGTTGACCTTGGTGATCCGGGCGTTCGGTGGGGGCTGGCTGATAAACCGGACATAGGTTGGATGCTGCGCGTCATCCGGGTTAAACGTGATCCAGATTTCGGAACCTTCCTTGCGGATGGTGGGGATCAGGATTTTCCAGGATTCTTCGGTGACCCGCTGCGCTTCCTCCACCCAGCAGAGATCAACACCCTCCAGCGATTTGATCTCGTTGATGTTGTGGTGGATGCCCTTGAACAGGAACTCGGAGCCGTAGCTGGATTTGATGCTATCGCGGGTGATGCGGAAATAGGCGTCCAGTCCCAGGGCGGTAATCTGATCCGTCAATAGGCGGTGGACGGAATCGGCGATGCTGTTCTGAAATTCACGGGTGCAGAGGATGCGCAGCTTTTTGCGGTAGGCTTGCGTGAGCAGCAGCCGGGCGACGCCCCAGCTTTTCCCGCCCCCTCTTCCGCCATACCAGACCTGGTAGCGTGCAGGCGTCAAGGCGGCTTGAAACGCCCGAGGGATGGCAATATCAAGCGGCTTGGATTTGGCCATCGACAATCGTCAGCCGAATATCCGGCGGGTCAAAGTCGAGGTCCAGTTGCTGGCGGTCCGTGGTTTCGCCCAGCGCCATGCGCCCCACCTCCTGCATCTTGCGCACCGACAGCGCCATGTGGCTCAAATCCCGCTGACTCAGACTGCCCGCCTTCTGCAAATGCATGGCCTGCAACTCCCGCACTTGCAACGCAAGGAACGCCCGCGCCACCTTGAGACAGTCAATGTCCCATTGGGTCGAGAGTTTCGGGCGCTGATTGGGCCAGTTGCGGGCGGTCGTGGGTTTCATGACTTGGCTAACATGGCGGGCGTCTTTCCGGTGTGCGTCGCCCATCGTTCCAGCGCCGCCAGATAGCGGGTATGGCCCACGATGATGACGCGATCTTTATCGACCACGATGGGCTGTTGCCAGCCGTACTCTTGTAGGCTGGCCTTGACCGTAGCGACCGCGCCCGCGTTGCGCCGTGGGTTGCGGGCATACGGGATGATGCTATTCAGAGGGACGGTTTCAATCTTCATGGCGCATAGTGGCAAGGAGCGGGCGAGGGTTCCAGGGCCTGGACGCGCAGGCACAGGGCTTGACCGTGGGTCGCGGTGAAGCGCGCGCCCTGGTGGCGGAAATAAAAATAGTCCGCTGACCACACAACCCACATCAGAACCAGGGTTCCCCACAGAATTTTATTGGTCATAACGCAACACTCGAAACGGAATGGGCGGACTTTGATAATGGCGATCCCGCATAAAATCCACCGGATTGCAGAAAAACCAGGTATGGGCCACAAAAGCACAGTCGCCGGGAATCACCATGGGCGGCACCTGGAACGGCAGGGTTACTCGCCCCATGAATCCTTCGGGCAAATAAGCCGCAGTCTCCGACAAACGATGCTCGCCGCATTCCCCAGTGAGTCGCCGCTGAACCACGCCCGGACAGTCTTTGAGTTTGCGCACATTCAGGTAAACGATCATCAGATCGTCGGGTCTGGCTATCGGAGCGCTGATTTCGCCCCCCAGATATTCGACCACCGGATCCTCATCTTGAATCCAGGACCGAATGGTGTACGCACCATAAGCGAACAGTCCGGCCGCCGCGACGGTAATGCAGATCATCGCAAGGGGCCGCATCTTGTCGCACCAGGCGCAGGCTTTATTTATTGCGTCCATCGCTTGAAGATTTCATGCGTGCCGGCCAGCCCGCCAATCAACATGGTGATGCCCACAATCAGCTTGATCACCCAAGTAAAGGCAGTGCCTGCCGAGACCACTTGATCTGCCGCGGTCAGTACTGGCTCTTTTGCGGCCTGCCACTTCCGCAATTCCGCGATGTCGTTTTTCAATTCCGCAATGGCCACATCCCGCTCGGCAATCGCCGCAAACAAGCGATGAATCTTTTCCCGTGATTCCCGCTCTACCTCCAGCCGCATTTGCCGGGCGCTGTCCGCGAGGTCGCGGCGGTCCTGCCCCGATCGGCGCTCGGGATCAGTCGGTTTCCTGAGATTAACCGGCTCGTCATCCCAGTTGGTCTGGGTTTCATCCTGCATGGCGAGCGCGCAGGGCATTAACAGCCACTTCAATCAACAAATTCAGTAGCAATACGCTGTTGTTGATCTTCTCCACCAATCCCTTGATTTTTTGGTAGTTCATCCGCCCGACTCTGGTATGTACCAGGGTTTCCAGCGATTCGATCCATAGGGTATGCATTAGGGCAACTCGCACGTCAGCGTGAAAGATTCAATCTGCTTAACCGCCCCAGCCGGGGTGATCAGGCGGAAGTCCGCGTTCATTGTACTCCGTATCCCGATGCCGGGGTGGCACAACAATGTGCATCCATTCATCAGAATGGACAGTATCAGCAGCGCGGCCCTGCAGGTCAATGGGCGGCAAATCGGTTTCACGGGTCCGCGTCTCCGGTGATCGAATCTCATCTTTCAGGAACACGCCCAGCAAGCCTGCCAGCGCCATTCCGGCGATCACAATAGCCTCGACCTGGTCGGGCCTGAGCGCGACGCCTGAAACCGTCAGCAGCCACACGAGACCGCGCCACGTAGACGCTTCCCGCAAACGATTCAATGCCCAGTTCATGCGTATTCCCCCATCAAAAACAGCTTGCGTTCCGCTTCACGGCGCCTGACTAATCCAGGAAGGACAACCTTTCTGCCCTTCACAGTGGCTTTATCCCAGCGCAGGAATTCATCGGCAGCATCGCTGAACAGCCCCTGGTTGAGCTGCCTCACCAAGTGACTGATGGCAATCGCCGTTCCGCCGCAGTTGAACGCTAGACTGATGAGTGCGTCCTGCTGATACGAGGTCAGTGTTCGATCTAGCGCACGACTGACCGGCGCCGCTTCCCGCTCCGCATCGCGTTGCAGCAATACCAGCGCCTGTTCCTGTCCGACTGCCTCAAAATACTCGCCGGCGCGAATGACGTGGCCATAGCCGATCGTAGGCCTTCCCGCCGGACAGCGATACGCCGTGGCATGGAATCCCTCAAATTGAGCGATAAACGCCGTGCCGGCCAACGACAGCTTCAACTCACTTGCCATCTGAACTCTCCGCCCAATACATCTGTTCACTGGCCTGCCATTCCCGGCGCCAATACGTCGCTTCCCGCTCCTGGTACGCCAGCGCCTCGCTGGCTTCCATCAACAACGGACGGGACAGACTATCCGCCATGACCGGCGCGTGCAGCGCTTTGGCGATTTCGGAACGAATGCGGGCCGTCGTTTCGTCCGTCCCGCCATAGCCGGTTTTGCCGGCAGCATGCAGTACAGCGGTCGCAAAATGCACGGCGTCATCGGGCGTTAAATGGATCAGCGGATGACCCAGGATTTCGACCAGGTCACCCAATCGTCGCACGACGCAATCGGTGTGACTGTTGCTGCCCGAGGCGCAGCGGATGTAAGTGGGATACATATCACTCATCAGGCGTCTCCTTGAGTCGATAGGATCGGGCCAGCAACTGCCAGGCGTAATAACGGGTGTCGCAGTGCGTACATTGCAGGCGATGACCCGGCCTGACATCCTCAGGGATGCGAATCTGCGCCCGGCAATGCGTACAGGGTGCGACGCAAGGATTGACAGGCGTCATGGCGGCGATTCCTGTACGGACTCCGCTTCGCGCTGGCGGATTTCATTGACCAGGAACATTTCATAAGCCACCTGAAAGGCATGCTGATGCGAGGTCACGATTTCAAACACCTGCGTCATCGGCAGCGCCCGCATGGCGTCTACAGTCAGCGCATGCAATCGTTGGCGAAAATCATCCTGCGTCATGACATCCTCCAATCCGGCGCATAGTCGGCAATCCATTCAGGGTCATCCGGTTCTTCCGGCAACGGCTCGGGCAGCAACTGCAACAGCGCTTGCGCGAGCTTGAAACAATCGGCTTCGCATTGACACTCCAGCGGAGCGCAGGTCAACCGGCGATTGGCTATTTCCCGCAGTTCATTCACGCGCGGCGGTTTCATGAACAGGCTCCGGCGATGCGTCCCACCAGCCAGGCTAGACCAAAGGGCGCCACAACAAAGATCAGAAACGGGATCAGGAACACCAGGGCCAGTAATTCCAGAAACTCCAGGACACGCATCATTCGTCTCCCCGTTCAGTGCTGGCTGTGGTGTAGCGGTACAGCTCAACGTGATTTGTCTGGGACAGGTCTTGGACTTCATCGAACAGATCAACCTGTCGGTTCAGTTCGTCGAGAACCGTGCTGACCTGGTCTTTGTGGTGAGCGTTCGCCACGGTTTTGAATGCCTTGGCAGAGACACCGCACTCGGTGACGGCGCGCGCCTCGATGAACTTGATCATGTCCTTCTCGCCGTCAATCCGGGCCAGGCAGTTGCCGTACTCGGTGATCAAGTTCAGTAAAGTTTTTAGGGTATCGGTGTTCATGTGGCCTCAAGGTACTGTTGGATGTAATTCATTGCGTCTTCCCAGCCGTAGGCGACTACGGCGCGATAGCCGTGGCCATTCAGCGCGGCCAGCCAGCGGGACTGTTCCGGCTTCACGTCACACGGGGTTCCGCCCGTCCGCTTCAATTCGATGTACAGCCCGTGATAGCCGTTGGCCGGCACCGGCAAGCACAAATCCGGCACGCCCGCTTTCCGGCCCGTGCGCTTGGCGCGACTGGCCTCGGCAATACTGGACACGGCCATCCCGTTCGGAATTGCGTGCAGCAGTTCCAGGCGCGGATCGCGCCGCGCCTCCACCTTCGCCCACGCAAACAGCGCGGTCTGTTCCTCATGTTCCAGAGCGCGATAGCGGGACAGCCTGAACGTCACAACCCGGCCTCCCCGGCCAACAGCGCCAACGGAATGATCAGCACGCTCATCACAGGCTCACTGGGCCGGGGGGTCAATATCGAATGACTGCAACATGGCCTTTATGGCCACATCGATTGATTTTATTGACTTAAATATATGACGATTCTGATTAACTAGTACGGAAAAAAATTCATTGGCGTCTTTAAATAGAAGTTTGGATTCTTCCAGCATGTCCCAGGCCTGTCTTAACAGGTTTAAATTAACTTCATCTAGCGTTGTCACGAGTGGGGCGCTTGTCGGAGTTAGGTCTATAACGGGAAGCTGTGGTGGAACATGATTATCCTTTTTGTCGATCAGTTCCTGGCTATGATTCAAGAGGTCTCCGTCAGAAACTGTTGGTGATGGCGACTGTGAATCCGGGGCGAATAGCGGCGGCGTAATGATTTTTGAATCATCCCGCTTAGCGGCAAGAACAAGCCGCTTAGCCTGCTCCCTGATGACATAAGGTTTATTACCCGCATGAGACACGTCAAGGCCGTTTCTTTTTGCCCAATTAGACACCAAACCGCCGCCAGGCACGAAAACGCAATCGCGAATAAACGCAAGCGGCAAGAAATAACTTTTTCCTAGCTGATCAATAACCGCATCCCTTTCAAAAACAAAAGTTTTACCGCTATTCACTGTAATGGTGTCTTTGATAGGAATGCCCCACATTTCAATCTGTGAGGGTTGATTTGCCCCTGCGCTAAACATGCCTATATTAGTCAGATATTTACCCGTAACCTCTTTGCTAGGAGGTAGTATCTCTAACTCATTCAAGATCGAAAATTCACGAGGAAAGAAAAAAAGGTTTTTCTGCGATGCGGACGCTTTGAATTCGGTATCAATCTTGATTACACTAAAATCAGTCATGAAGATTTCTCCTCGCAAGGTTGCTTCGTGATTAGCCCGCTGTCACGGGCGCAAAGGCCCGCCCACACGGCGGGTTTTTTGTGGGGCGGTCATTCGGTCACCCCATGAAGCCACGGCTTGATCCATTCCCAAAGCCAGGGCACGACGACAAACAGCACAAAACCGGAAAACAGGCCGGCGATCAGCCCTATCGTCACCAACCCAGAAAACAAACCATCAAACATTCTTGAGTACATTTACGCAGCCTCACGAAAAGGGTCATTGCAGGAACTTCAGGGCCTCTTCCGCCGATTCCCGCACTTCCTGAGGGTCTATGTCGCCCCAGCTCACCCGTCGCCTAAAACCGGCTAAATAACCCTCTAGCAGCGGTCTTCTCTGGACGGTCGGCCTGATCGTGGCGAGGCGCTGCACAAATTTCAGTTCGTCATTCGTAGTCCATGCCGTGTTCATATTCCCTCCGGGGGGCCGTCGTCAGGCGGCTGACCGAGCATGTGCCGCCATACCCGGTTGAACTTGGCGGGATTCCGCAGCACCTCGACCCAGCCATCGACCGTTTTTCCTGGCAGACTGAGGTAGTGGTCGCGAATTTCCGTCGACTGTTGCTGGGCGATTTGCCAGCGCCGCAACTGCGCTTTCGGCACGGCGGTCATGCTGCCTCCCGACGCTCGTCATCGACCCGGGTTTCCGGCGCCGGCTTGCGCGCTTCAATGGCAGCCCGCCGTTCCTGTTCGGCCCGCAGCGCCGCGTTGTCATCCTCGGCCTGGCTGGCTCGGAGCTGCGCCGCGAGCGCCCGCAAGCGCGCCGACAAACTCGGTTGTCCAGGCTCCGGCTGAGGACCGGAGTGCTCCAGCAGCCCGGCTACCTGTTCCAGGCTAGCGACCGGAGCGGGCAGCAGGGTGCGGGCGTAGTCGGCAGTAATGCGTCGCGCCTGCACCGCTGCCTCAATCGCCTGCTGGCGTAGTGCTGGATCGCTGCCCAGCGTCAAGCCCCATCGAGGCGCGCGCCGTTCAGTCCGCGCCTGTTGCAGAGCCTTCCGGTACGTTTCCAGGAAGCACATCCGCGCGCCGACCTCGTCGCCCACGCTTAGGATCGGGCCGCACGCTTCCCAGGCCCGGCGCATTTCCTCGGTGAGCAGCCCGGTTTCCCGTTCGTTGGTCACGAACCGCAGCAGCATCCCCCAGGCCTCTTCCGGGCCGGGATGACCGTCATCCGCTTGCGCCGCTGCCATGTGGCGAATGAGGTCTGCCGGCTTGGGCAGGTATTGCCCGGCCTGGGGATCGGTCATGTGGCGCTTGAACGCCAGGGCCACGGCCTCCAGCGGGTGTTCTTCCAGCACGTCGAACCACAGCGCGGCGTCTTCCGCGTGCAGGGTCTTGCCGTAGATGCGCCAGGCTCTGGCCATTACCGCGGCAAAATCGGCCTTATCAGCGGGCTTCATGGATCACTTCCCCCTCGATCACGGAGCGATGCAGGTTTTGCAGGATGGTTTCAAATTCCCGGGCCTCGGGGTGATCAAGCCCCATCGACTGGGACGGCTGTTGCCCGTTGCGGGGAGACTGGGCGTTACCCGAGCGCAGATGCGCCCAGTCATCCCGAACAGCGTTGCGGAAAGCGGCGCCCCAGTCGGCGTACTGGTAGCCCTTGGCCGTCGCCTTGTCCCGGAAGGCGTCCAGGTGTGCGGCCAAATCGCCGTAGCCCTGCTGTTCCGCCCAGGCCCGGATTTCGGGCGTGATGGCGAAATGGACCGGAAACGGGGTTTTGGGGGGGGCGTGCGTTTTTCGCGGCACAGCCGCATCTTCTCCCTTCCTCTCCCCTCCCTTCCTTTCCCTTCCTCTCCCTTCCCTTCCCTTCCCTTCCGTCAGTGAGTCCTCAGTGAGTCCTCCATGAGTACTCAGTGAGTCATCCATGAGCTTTCCGTGAATTGCGGTGTTTTCCGGGGTGCCATCATCAAAATCAGTGTCCGGTCCGGCGGCTTTGGGTAGCGGCGCTTGGCACGGCGGCAAAGGGTAGCGGGACTTGGAAGGACGGTTGATCAGTTGATGATGCCAGCCGGTGACAAACCACCAGGCACGGCCTGCAGCGTGGAACTCAATGAGAAGCGCTTGTTGGAGAAGCTCATTCGCCAGGGCCTGCACATCAGCAGCAGTCAGGTCATCGGCGGGAAAGACCTCGGCCTTGAGGGTTTTGCAGGAGGCGGGATGAACGCCATGGTCATCGCAGAAATTCCACAATCCAATAAAGGCCAGACGGGCCAGTGGCGAGCATTCCATGACTTGCTCGCTGGTCCAGAACTCTGGCTTCACGGTGCGGATTCGGCTCATGCTCTCTCCTTTGGGTGATGGGTTGAGATAGAGGGTTAGCCCTTGACGGGGGCGAAGCGGCAGAGGCCCTGCTGAGGAGCGGCGATGAAGCAACCGACCGGGTGGGTGCCCGGCAGACAGTCCCCTGCGGCGGGTGTTAGTGCGCACCGCCCGCTGGCGCCCGAAGTCAGAACGCGAACCCGGCGAACCTGGTCGCGCGTCCGGCGCACCGCCCGTTCCTTGGCGATGACGCGCCGCATGAAGTAGTAAATATCCAGGCTGGATGAAGGAGGGTTCATGCCGCGCTTCGGTCTTGGCATGGCCCGTAAATGTCGGGCCGCAGGTCGTATCGGCTAACACCGGTCAGCCGCTCGATTTCCAGGCAACGCTCTGCCGGCGGACGTCCACGCCGCCGCCATTGCTGGATCGCCTGATAACGAACGCCCAGACGTTGCGCCAAAGGTTTCATGCCGCCGGCAGCGGCGATGGATTGCTGTAGTGGATTCATAGCGAGCATTTTACAATCAGAAATTGTAGAAAAGCAACCGCAATGCAGCTATCATCACAATAAAGCCTTGTTTGTCAGATTACAGGGAAAGGACACAATGGGAGCGGAACCCACAAGAGTGAATGCTGCGAGGTGAACGATGGAAACCAGAGGAACAATCATTCGCCGGGCGCGTGAGGCATTGAAGCTTTCGCAGGACGTCGTGGCAGAAACCGCAAAGATTAGTCAGCAGGCGTACAGCGACATCGAGAATGACCGCACTCTCCAGCCCCGGCGATCGGCGCTGAAAGCCATCGCCAAAACGCTGCAACTCCACGAAGACGCGCTAATCCTCAATAAGCCCGGCCACCGATGGATGTCGAAAGAGGCTCAAATGATTGCTGAGGAATACGACGCGATTCCGCCCGCCTACCAAGCCAAAATCCTGCTCGCGCTGCTTGAGGCGAAAAAGGCGTTGCGCTAACGACTGGGATTTTCTTCCCCCCCCCAATTAACAGGCGTTTCTGCGCCTGTTTTTTTGCTTGACATTACAATCAAAGCTTGTAATTATACTTGTAACCCGCTGCCCTTCACCGGGCCAAGGCCGATAGACCTCTAGTCTGGGGATCGGCGGCGAGCCAATCCTTCCTGAGGTGGTTCTTCCCCGGCCGGATTCCCAAGCAGACCGCCGGGGCTTTTTAAAGGGGACAGTGATGAATCTTCAGTCTTTGACTCTGGCGGGCATCGAACCCGCCGCCCTCCAGGCCGCCCTGCGTCGGCGCTTCTCTGTAGTCACCTGGCAGAATGATTGCCGGGTCTGGCCGTATCGAATTATTGCCCACGACGACAGCGGGCGTATTCGGTTGCGGATTTTCTATCTCTGGAGCGAGGCGAAATGGCGCTGGTTCTACGCCATTCTTCCGGGAGAAAAGCCATGAGGCCCGCGCCTCAATACCGCGCCAATATCTGGCGCACCAGCCTATCCCCGGCCTGGTATGCGTACCAGGTCTATCGCGACCACGATCACGCCCTCGTCGCGGGCGGCGAATGCCGGCAACGGAAGAATGCCGAGCGCGAGGCGCAAGCCAGGATTCGGGAATTAGAGCTGGAGTCTGTCGCGTGAAGACCATTGGCGTCGAAATTGAGCGCCGGCAAATTGCCGTCGCTTGGGTTAGCGTTCCCAGTCACTGGGATCATGACCGCTGCGTCAAGGAGATTGCCGCGCGGATCGATGTAATCCGCGAGGCGGCGGACAATCATCTACAGCCCCTGGAATGGGGAAAGGTCTACAGCCCGAATTACCGGGCATCCGCAGTGATCGGCTCGTACAGTCACGCCGACTTTGACCCTGATTACTGTTTTCCCGACGAATCGCCGCCGCCCAATCCTGATCAAATAGGATTGGAATTATGAGCAGCGGACCATGGGCCGTCGGCATTGAAGACGCCATTCAACCCGAGCGGAATTTTAATGCCGGCGACCGGATTGTTTTTAACCCGCCGCCTGGCGCGTATTCCCGTGGTTCGATTCAGAATCAAATCGCCGGATGGCATGGAGTCGTTCGGAATGTAGTCAGTGATGGCTACATCATCGCTGATTTTGAATTGTGGAACTGCATCATCTTGAATTCCTCTTTTGTGGAGCATGAAGAATGAACAAAAACCCGGTCATCACCCGATCCACCGTCACCACCAAACAAACCGTGGGCCGCGCGGAGCGCGATCTGATTCGTCGTCATGAGGCGGCGATGAAACAGTTGGATCGCCTGGACGTAGCGCGCGAGTTGCGTCCCCATCGCCCGGCGCTGGCGAACGAGGTCTTAAAGATGGATGACGCCGCCGCCTGCAACTGGGAAGCGCCCGTCATCCAGGCCGCTTGTCGCCAGGCCGGGCCGCTGACCGGGCCGCGCACCGGCACGCATCCGATGGCGACGCGCATTCGCCCGCATCTCCACGACCCCGCGCCATTGCCGGCGTATCGCCGGGAATTGCTGGCCGGCGCGGCCAATCTGGCGCTGCTGATCGGCGCGGTCGTGTTCGCCTGGTGGCTGGGCGGATTGTCATGATCGACATCGCCGCCAGTCACCGGGAGCGAATCGGTTGTAGCCAGATCGCTCAAGCGCTCAACTTGTCCCGCTGGGGAACGGCTTATCAGCTCTGGGAGCAGTACACCGGTCGGGCCGAGCGCCCCAATATCAGCAACCACCTGCGCGTCGCCTTGGGCGAACCGATGGAAGTGGTGTTGAGGCCGTTTGTCGAGCAGCGCCTGGGTCGAGAGCTGCGCCGCGACCGCCGGGAGTTTCTGCATCCCGACATCCCGCTGATCGGCCATGTGGATTACCGCGCCTCGGCCATCGGCAACGAACCCCGTCCGGTCGTGGATATGAAGACCTCGCTGGGATGGGGCGCGGCCCGGCGATTCGGCGACGATAGCGCCGATGATGTCGATGACGACGTGATGATGCAGATGCAGGGTTATCTACTGTTGACCGGCGCGGACACCGCTTATGTCGCCGCCTTGGTGCCTGGACCGGACCTCAAGATTTACACCATCACCGCCGACCCTGAATTACAGGAATGGATCGTGATGGGCGTTGCCCGTTTCTGGCATTGCGTGAAAACCGATACCCCGCCGCCATTAGTGGCGCTGGAAGACGCCAGCCGTCGCTGGCCGAACCGCGATCCAGACACCGTGTTGCCCGCGGAACATATTGACCGCCAGCGCATTGCGGATTTGCGCGACCTGCTGACCACGATCAAGGAAATGAAAAAGGAGGCCGACGAATTGAAGTTGGCGCTGATGAGCCGGTTGGAAAACCGGGAAGCGCTGGTGGACATCACGGGCCGGCCTTTGTGTACCTGGAAAACCCAAACCAGCACTCGCGTCGATATATCCGCATTGAAAGCGGCGGGCCTGTATGAGCAGTTTACGAAAACCACGACAAGCCGGGTCTTCCGGTTGAAAGGAGAATAATGATGGAGATTATTCAGTATATCGGTGATGGAGTGTATGCGGTATGGGATGGTAATGGCGTGGAGTTGCGCGCCGATTCCCATAGCTGCCCCACGGCTGCAATTTATCTGGAATTAGCAGTCATTGCATCGCTGAATAGTTTTATCAAGCGCATGAATCAGCCTATACCGGAGAAAACCCATGACTAACATCGTTGAAATGAAGGCGCAATCCCGCGCCCTGAGCAACGGGATTCTCAATCCCGAGAATCTGCATGAAGCGCTGCAAATGGCCGAAGTGTTGTCCAAATCCAGCTTGATTCCGAAAGACTTTCAGGGAAACCCCGGCAATGTGTTGGTGGCGATTCAGTGGGGCATGGAATTAGGGCTGGCCCCGATGCAAGCCCTCCAAAGCATCGCCGTAATTAACGGCCGCCCTTCATTGTGGGGCGACGCCGTCATTGCTTTATGCAGATCGCATCCGGTGTGTGAATGGATTAAGGAAACCTTTGATGACGATGGGACGGCGATTTGCGCCACCCAGCGACGCGGCGACCCCGAGCCGGTCGAGCGGCGATTCGGCATGGAGGACGCCAAGCGGGCGGCGCTGTCCGGCAAGTCCGGGCCGTGGACACAATACCCGCGCCGGATGCTGCAAATGCGGGCGCGGTCGTGGTGCCTGCGGGATGCCTACCCGGATTTGTTGCGCGGCATGGCCGTAGCGGAAGAGGAAGGTGATCGTGTGGTCATTGGTGAAGCGCCGCCCCTGCCCGCGTTGCCGGAGGGCGCCTCCAAGACCGAGAAGATCAAGGCGAAGCTCGCGGCGCTGAATGCGCCCGTCGCCGCCACGCTCGACACCGGCGAACAGGTCAACACCGAGACCGGCGAGGTCACCGACCCCATCGCGGATTTGCTGGAGGCCATTCGTGAATGTCGATCCCGCGAGGCGCTGGAAGCTCACCGCGCCGCGGTCGCCGCATTGAAAAACGGCCAAAAGCGGCGGGCCGTAGACGCCTGGAAAGCCACGGAAGCGCGGTTGGCGGATCCGCTGGCGGAAGATCGCGGCGAATAAACCCTGTCAGGCCAGGGATGGCCGGGAGTCCTGCATGATCAACACTCAACTGAGAAACCGCATTCTCGCCTGCCTGTCCTCGGGCGGCCTGACGACTCCGGAGCTGGCCGCGCAACTGAATCAACCTGCCAAAGCCATTGCGCGGATGTGTGGCGCAATGGAGAAAAACCATCAATTAACCCACAGCGGGCGCTATAAACGCTATCGCTGGCATTTGCCGGCGACCGCGCCGCCCGAAACGCCGTCCCGGCGCGGCGCCACTCCACTACCCGCGCCGCCACTCAAAATCATTCACGGCATCACTCCGGACGATTTGGAATGGATGGAGCGCTATCGCCGGAAAGCGGCGCAACGATCCGCGAGGTGTGCGTTATGAACCGCCCCACCTACCTCGGCGCGATGATCCTGGACGAGTTGCAACAGCGCGGCCCGATGACGACGCCCTGGCTCGCGCAGGTGTTGGAGGAATCGCCCCGCGCCATTGCCGCGTCCTGCGTCACGCTGGCCCGGGACAACAAAATCCATTCCTACAAAACCGGGAATTTTTATCGCGCCGTCAGCGGCAAAAAAACCGCCGAATCGTTCTGGGCGCTGGGCGCGACCGACTGCCCGCCGCCCAAGCCGGTGCGCAAGCGCTCGCCTCCCAGCGAGCCCTTGATTCCGGTCGGGATTGACGAGGCGGATTTGCAATGGATGGAGTATTACCGGCAACGGGCCGCGATGCGGCGGAATCGACGGGAGGTCGGCGCATGTCGTTATTAACCCTCCCCCAAGCCGCTGAACACCTGTCCCTGTCGCTGCGCTCGGTGCAACGCCTGATTCAAACCGGCGCATTGCCCAGTATTCGCCTCGGGCGCTGCATTCGCATTGACCCTGCTGATTTGGACGCTATGCTCAAAGAGGTCAAGACGCGGGTCGTTACCCAAGAGGAGAAGCCCGCATGTCGATCTTTAAACGCGGTTCCGTCTGGTGGATCCGGTTCACAGCCCCAAACGGGCGTGAAATACGCGAATCTACTAAAACTGCCGACCGCCGCCAGGCCCAGGAACTCCACGATACCCGGAAGGCCGCCCTTTGGCGACAATGCCGCTTAGGTGAAGCGCCTCGGTATTCCTGGCAGCAGGCGGTGGTGCGCTGGATTGAAGATCACCCGGAGCGCAAGGGGCTGGCGAACGTGCAACTGCATTTGCGTCAGGCCCACCCTGCTTTGGGTTATCGGTTTCTCGACGAGGTCAACGCTGAGGCTGTGGCGGACTACATCCGGGAGCGGCGCGGCGCCGGGGTCATGAATAGCACGATCAATCAGGGACTGTCCGCGATCCGCGCGGTCCTTCATGCCGCGCATCGCTGGGGCTGGCTGGCCGCCGTCCCGGTTCTGCAAAATCTCCCTGTGGGCGAACGGCGCATTCGTTGGCTGACTCGCGAGGAAGCGGATCGGCTGGTGGCGGAACTGCCCGTCCACCTTGCGGCCATGGCGCGGTTTTCACTGGCCACTGGACTGCGGGAAACCAATGTCTGCCGACTGGAATGGCAGCAGGTTGACGTGGACAGACGGATGGCCTGGATTTATGGCGACCAGGCGAAGGCCGGTAAGTCGATCACTATCCCGCTAAATGCTGAGGCGGTCTGCGTGCTGCGGGAGCAGCAGGGACAACATCCTCGTTGGGTCTTTCCGTATGCCGGGCGGGCCGTGCGCAAGGCCCGAGGAACGGCCTGGTCAGCCGCGTTGCAACGTTCCGGAATCGAGAATTTCCGTTGGCACGATCTGCGGCATACCTGGGCGAGTTGGCATGTCCAGGCGGGCACACCGCTGCCTGTCATCAAAGAACTGGGAGGCTGGGCCAGCCTGGATATGGTGCTGCGGTATGCTCATTTAGGAGCGGACCATTTAGCCGAACATGCCGAGCGAATTAGCCGGCCTCGCTTGATTCGCACAAATCAAGGTACAACCCAAGAAAAGAATGCCGCAACCGGATGAATCAGTGATGGTTTTTTGAAAGCGACCCTTTCGCCTACAATGCGAATCGCTATTACAGCCTAATCCCATCAATCACTTAACCATCTGGCCCGCGTCTTGACTCGACAGCAAACGCCAGTCAATGCCTGTATGCGTTTGGCGTTCCGCACAAATCCCGCACATCTAAATATCCAGATATGACACATCCCCAGCAGGCGCTTCATCGATGATTTTCCCATCCTGCACGATCCATCGCTGGCCGATCGCCAAACTTCTCCCGACGCCCTCCACATCCACGCTGACCCCACTGGGCAGCAGCGTGACGGTGCAGCGTTGACCGTCCACCGCCGTCACGGCGCCGATGAATCGCGGCCCGCCCGTCTGTATCAGTCGATCAAAGGTTTTCCACAGATTCATGGCGCGATGATCTCCATGGTTTGTTGCACCGAGTTCCAGTTCGCCGATATCGAGACGCCGATCACCAATCCCCGCCAGCCATCGTCTTCCCCATCGGCGAAATCCAGCACGGTTCCGGGTTCGATCAATCCGGCTCCCGCAGGCGCCGCCTGCAACGGCAGTTCCAGGGTATAGCGCTTCATCGGCCAGGCGTCGGCGAGTGCCTGGATTGCCCGAGGCTCTGCCGCGTCCAGATGGGTGATCAACGCATCCACCACGGATGGCGCATGAGTTAATCCGCCGGTTTCCGCTCGCTTTGCGATCAGCACAACGCCGCTATTCACGCCGCCCGAAACCATGACCGCCTCAAACTCAAACCCCTCTTGCTGCCGGAGCTGCTCTTTCAAGCTGTAACTGCTCGACAGGGTCGCGTCCGCTGCAGCATTCCAGTTCCACGGCTTGCGCGGCCATTTCGGCACGGCATAGACCGTCTTGGTGATTTTGTCAGCATAAACCCGGCCGCCGCTGGCCTGCACAATGCGGAGGATTGCCTCCAAGGGCGTGAGGTTTTCGTACTGAAACGCATTCGCTGGAACGGTCCAGTCGGGCAGGGTCACGGTCAATGAGAAGTCGCCGGGCAGTTCCTGGATCATCAACTGTTGCGCGGTTTTTAGACTGGTTTCCTGGTACGACTTTTTCAGCGAGTAAGGATCCGCCAGCAACGCAATGGGACTGCGCCCGGTCAACTGCCCGCCGAACGTGCCGAACGCCCGCGAATAATCGACCTCATCAACGACAAAACGCCAGACAAATCCATTGATCGTCGCTTGCACCAGGCCGGGCGCGGCAGGGACGGATTCATAAGCCGTGCGGCCGATCAGTGTGGCGGAAAGCGTCCAGCACCAGGATTCCCAGTCCAGTTGAACCGTGATGTTGGAAACCGGAATATCGGCGCTATCGGACACCCGGATTAACGCAGCACTGTTGATCACGCGGTAACTCCTTCTTACTGGAACGAGCAGTCGGCCCGCCCCAAAACACGCATTGCCAAAATTCAGTGTTCCGCCTGCCGGACAGACGAAGTTCAGGCGGCCCCATATTTTGCCTGCTGTCGGCAAGGGCAAGACCGGCACGCGCCAGCCGTGGCGAGGGGGCTGGCCGTGGTCCCAACAAACTCTAACCGCCTGTGATTCGCCTTGTCCTGCCTGCCACGGGAGCGACCACGCCGCACGCACCGGAAACCCCGAAAACAGCGGCAACCCAATGGATCTGAGCGAGAGTTTTCCGGCCTGCCAAGGGATTGTCGATCTCTCCCCGATGAGAGCGCCGACATCCCATAGGGCATGAATCGCCACATGCTGCACTGCCCCATCGTTCCACGGAACTGTAATAGTGGGTCCAGATTCTGTCCCGGCCTCCCATGAAGCATAAATCGTCGTATGCTGCACCAGCCCGTCGTTCCACGGAACTGCAGTAGCGGTCGGTGTTGATGACCCAGCGCTCCAGGGCGCGGATTCGTGGATTGGTTGAGCCTGGGCGGCGTGCAGGGGGATACTGAAAGTGCGCGCCGATGGTTCCGCCGCGCTTGCGGTGATCGTGACGGTGTGTTGAAGGCGGAAGCCCGACATAAAAAGCAGGCTGCCACTCAAACGAGCGAGCGTGACAGAAATCGTCAGTTCGTTATCGACCTCGCCGCCGGCTGTCCCGCCGAAATCCAGGAATCCGGGCTTCGCAACCGAGAAGTCCAGAAGCCCGCCGCTCATCAGGATTCCGCGAAACTGGCGCTAAGTGGAATCAGGCTGGCCCCGGCTTGCAAATAGGTCGTTCTGAGTTTGAATAGGGCGGTGGAATTCAGCACTCCACAATCGCCGTCCAGGACGAAATCATCGCTGGCGTCGGTGATGCGCCCCCATTCAGCCTCAGCGCTAACAAGGATTGTCGTCATCGTCAACGTGATGCTGAGCACTGCGTCCACGACAATCAAGCCGGTGGGTATCTCAACTGTCACCAGCGCCGTCTGCGTAGTGATCGGCGCGCCAATGGCTGGCTGGGGTGCGTTATAGAGCGTTAGCGTGCCGCCGCTCATAGCGTCCGCCAGCAGTTGCAGGCGCGCCGTGCGCAGGGCGTCATTCAGAGAGATCATGGGCGAGAACCATCTGTCGTGGCCAGACGGTCACTAATCGCTACAGCTTCATGCTCCAACGTGTGATCCAGCGCATACAGCACCCACGGGCCTTGACGAATATTCTGAAAATCCACCTCGCCGGTCTCTGGGTCGCTCCATTGTTGCTGCACATGACGCCCGGTTCGCTGGTCACACAGCCGCACGCGTCGCGGTTCCGCAGGAACGGCGTTCAGCCGGGTGACGGACTCAATGATGCGCAATGACCCCCCGTCATAAACATTGCGATAAGCGATTCTTGAAATACATCGAGAGGCCATGATTCATCTCCAGGGGCCGGTAATATCGAAAGCCACAGCCCCAGCGTTGCGGTATCCACACAGCAATATGACATCATGATTATCCAGGCCGGCCACTGACGTTAAAACAGTTTTGTGAATCGTGGAGCCGGAACTGAAATTGTTTAACGGAGCATACATTCCCGGCAGATGACCCCGGATTAACGCATTGCCTTCATGCACTGAAATCGGCGCTATTATGAGGCTGTTCGTTACGGCGTCCGGGTAAGCGACGGATGAAGACCCCCATGTTGTGACTAACGTACTAGTGAGAAAACCGGAAATCCCGCTAGACCCTAGTTGCGTATAGGATTTAGGGAAAACCATATTCGTCAACGATGCTGAGAACATCGACGTATTCACGGCAGAACCGCCGCTCGGTTGCGTGCCGCCGACGCCGTTGACTCCCCGAGCCAACAGGCAATGGTAGGAATCGGTAGATAACGCCTGAACAATATCGCCAAAGCATTGCAACGTCACCTGAGACTGACCATTCAAATAATCGCAATGCATGTAAAAAAAACGATCATCGGCAATAATCACCCAGGGGTAATCATCGGATGTATTGTAATACGACCGGCACCAGCCGTAATTTGAACTCGCCGGAAAGGGATTGTCGCCTGTTGCCGCATCAAAAGCGGCTTGATCCGCGATAGCCGAAAATCCGATACACGCCGCGCTATAGACCGGGGTATCATCAACGCGGAGCAAGCATTGTGTGCTGTCAATAGCTAATGATTGATACGCGGCTTTATCAGTGTCACTAAACGCCTTGCTAAACCCGGCTGGCGCTCGTTTCGCGGTAATGGTTCCCGTCGCGGTTTGGTCCCCAATACCGCTAGTAGCAAACGTGAACTCGGTGGAACTGGTCACGGTCACACGCCAGTTGCTGTTCAGCCCGGAAGGATTAGCTCCGGCGATAGTAATGACCGGCCCGGTATTACCCACCATCGCAAATTGATGTCCAGAGGAGATAGTGGCGGTGGCGACATTCGATGCCACCGTCAGGCTATCGACAGTCACGCTGCCAAATCCATCCACCAAGCACGCATCCAGAACGCCGACTAATGCGCCGGCAGTGCCTGACAACGACGGAGCGCCACTCATCGTCGAATCATAATATTTAACAGCGGTGCTCATGCGTTGACATCTCCCAGGAACGTCAAGCGAATCCGGTCACTGACTCCGGGAGTATGCGCGCCGGGCTGAATGGAGCGGCCAATACCAATCGCAGCATCAGCAGAGGCAGTATTAAAGCGCAGCAGGTTGCCGTTCACCCAAGCCGCGCCCCAGCCCTCGTAAGGGATCGTGAAATACGGTTGTCCGGTATATGGATTCACTGGGGCAATATCGCTGGTGATCGAAATGCTTGTAGCAACCTGCCCAACTTTTTCTCCAATCACGTTGACCGTGGTCGCGGCAGTGAATTGAATCCGCCAACGCTCGGTAATTGCGCCGTCATTCGTCACCACCAATGGATAGGTCACATATGAAAATTGCGGAGTGATGGGGTCGCCAATGCGGGCGTCGCTCCAAACGGCAGTCCATGCCTGTTGTGAAAAAGGTACGGTCACGCTGGCATAGAGATCGCCGCATTGCAGGATGCTGGAGACATAGCTTTCGTCTGCCGGGTATTGATGCGTCAATGCCTGATTGAGCTGTAGAACCGCGCCATCAATACTGAGAATTACCGCTTCATCATGAATAGTGGTATAGGCTTCCAGCGGTTGTTGATACCCGCTCAAATCCAGGCCCGCCGCCATCGTCACCGAGGCGATAGTCAGATTCACCGTGTATTTACTGGTCGGAATGCGCGTTCCGTCCAGCGCCTCTAGCCAAACCTGATCCACATTGGCGCGATTCAATGTATAGGTGGTGCTGGCCACTACAGGGTTAGTTAGTGTTTCATGGTCGGTGTGGTGGACTAATACCGAATCTCCGACCCGGAACAGAGGCGCAGCTTTAGATGGTGGGAGCTTGACTAGCTCAATCCCGGTGTTCGGCGTGGCGCTGGAATAGACATCGACCCGGTATTCCAGATAGACATCTAGCGGATAGGATGACGGCAGAGTTGCGGTCACCAGTCCGGTGCTATAGCTGATCGCGCCTGCCGATGCACTACCGCCGCCCGTCCAGGCGCCGGCGCCGTCATCGGTTGCGCCCAAGACCGCCCCGGCAGCGCTGACCCCGGTCAAAACCAGACTTCCCGGAATCACTGGCGCATTCAACAGAAACACAAATGCGGTAATCGCAAATGTTCCATAGGTTTCGTTGCCGGTGATATACAGCAAAGTACTGCCGGAGTCCGGGATATTCGCCAGTACCGTCAAATAGTAACCTCCATTGGCGGCAACATTAAATTCCTCGGTAACCCATGCGCCTTGATACCGATAAATCACTTTTTCCAGATTGCGATCCGCGTCAATGACCGTAAAAGCCTGGACGCGACTCGCGGCGGCGCTGGCGGTATAAACGTGATAATCGCTGTCGAAATAGTTGTTCCAGATGCCGATATGCTGTTGAATCTGCGACTGGTCTAATGAGGCCCGCGCCGACAAGGGACAATCCAGGGCCGTGACTTCGACGGTCGTATCATCAATTTCCGCTTGCGTTTCAACTGGCGAGATACCGTAAATCAGGATGGGCTGGGGATTCAGGTAATAAATCTGTGTCGGCGTAACGTAGTCTTCATGGTCTTCGTCGGTGTAGTACGCTCCATTAAAAACCGCTGTCAGGGGCGCGGATAATTCCAGGCGATAAATCTCATAATCCAAAACGCCGGCTGTGTATTTGTATGACACAGTACCGACTGAGGTAATTTCACAGACCTGAAACGACCCGGCGCCAACATCCTCCAAAATAATTTGCTGCCCGGAGGTAAAGAATTTCGATGGTCGGCTGCTTTGAAATCCGGCTTTATAGACATCAACAGAGGTTGCGCCCAGCCCGTAATCCGCATACAGCCGATAATTGCTGTTGCTGCCTTTATTCGTGTATTTGTACAGTTCCTCGATATAGTCGGTGCGCGCATCCCCCGGCGACGCCGGAAACAGGAACGTATTGACTCCCGCCTCATTGGGCGGTGAGGCGATATAGACCCGGCTGGAAAAATAGGTATCGGTATCGCTGCTGCGGACTGCGCCATAGATCAGCCGCAGTTCGGTATAGCCCGTTACATGATCTCCACTCGAAATATCGGGAAACACGTTGTTATCGATGTTGTCCAGCACTTGAATATTCGTAGCGAAACCGCCAGCGTTATCAGCGTCGGTCATGCGCTCGGATTGCAAAAATTGAATATCACTGGCGATGATGGCCATTAGGCGGCGCTCCGTTGGTCGCGTTGCAACGCGCGAATCAGTTGTTCCACCGTCAGCCCACCGGTGGGCGGCCCGCCAGGGGCGGCTGTTGCGCTGGCTGTTGGCGTGGTGGCCTGGACGGCGCGCGTGGGCAGGGTCACTTTGGACAGTTCTTTGAGTTTGCTGACGACAGGCATTTACAGAACTCCATCCAGACTACTAAACGATTGACGCAGGCGATCAGCCTGCTCGGCGAGAGGAGTGAGATTGACGCCCGCAGCGTCGCGCAACGCGGAACCGGCCCGCTCGGCAGCAGCAGCCAAGTCGTTCAGGCGGGTGGTGGCTCGGTCATCCCCGGCGTCCGCTTCGAGGTTGGCGATCTTGACGCGGTTGATCTTCTCCAGGGTCGCCTGCTGTTGGG